AGCAAATTGTTGTTTTGGCGCACTATCCGGAAACCGGAATGCAGTTGTATGAAATCTTGACTTATTTAAATGGAGACTTCTGCACCAGTGAAGGCGAATTGTTTCCTTTTGACGATGATTACTTGGATCTGATGCGATGGGAGAAAATCGATGTCTAACATGGAAGAACCAATCCTCAATATCTCCCAACTCGAGAGATACAAAAAAGAATTCTACCTAACTGATTTCGCATCCCGTTTTCTCAGTACTCGAGGTTTTAAAGTAAAACCACAATTCACTATCCACAGGACCTTTGAATATCGTCTCAATCCCGATGTAAAACTCATAGAAGCGATCGAGAACAATTTTGACTACAACGAGAAGTTAGCCGAAGGCGGGGTTTTCAATACTACGATTTCTTATCGCAACGGATACGAACACCGCTTAGACGTTCTTGGCATCGGTTACGGCATGGAACTCGTCGGCATTGAAATTAAGTCATGCTGGGAAGATTTCCGGACAGATAAAAAATGGCCGTCCTATATGGACTTTTTGAATAGGATGTACATTCTTGCGGACGAACCGACGGCGCTAAAGATAGCAGCATACCTAAAAGACCATAACCAGTGTGTCAAAGATGGTCTTTGTAAATGGTGTGATTTCATCCTGCATTGTCGTCCCCAGTCAAGAATGTCAACCATAGCTCCTGCTAATCCCATCTGTGCCGGCGTCATAGCAGCCATGGACGACGGGTCCATGAAGATCATCAAAAAAGCGATGAGGTTGCCAGCAGACGGGAAGACTACTGAATTAGTGAATGCGGTGGCTCGTAGCCTTGTCTACCCTGGCCAGTTCTGTTATGTCGATTACAGCCCCGACAGAGCCTACCGGTACGGAGAACAAATATGGCAATGAAATGGAGACCAAACGACCTCAGGGTTGCAAACGTTCTCAGAAAAAACTTCAGCGAAAAAGAGATTGACGAGACTATCCGTGCAGACATTGATCAGCGTGAGATGCCTGAGAACATCGGTTTTTATAGAGAAGTAAACCCTCTCTTATCGATGACCTATCTGGTCAACTCTTCCGCCTTTTCCCTCTGCGAGGATTACCAGCAAGAGGATTGGAATCCCTATCCGGAAATCCTTCCTCGGGAGGAAGGTGAATTCCTCATCACGGTAAAAATCGGTGAGCGATCGGAGGTCCGTATCGGACGATGGGGAGGCGTTGGCCGACATGGAGAATGGGTTGGAGAAATACAAGCCCAGATTCAGGGATTCAAAGAACTACCAGAACCATATAAAAGGAAAAGCAGACATGGATAGAGAAGAACAAATCAAGATCGTAAAAAAGCTCAGAGAGCGTTTCGAGGACGACGTTTATAGTCTTTTGCAAGATTGGGTCGATGCTCTGGATGAAGCTGGAACCGGAGATGAATTGCCTGGAGAGCCGCTCATGGATGAATACTCAAGAGTGTTCAGGGCAAAAGATGTAATCGGAAGCTTTGACGATTACGAAGACGAGACAGAGGAATGAGCCAATGGAAATAACACTGACTCACACTGGCCCTATTCCCTTTGATGACTTCCCGGACGGAAGCCTTTTTATCTGCCGGATGTGCAACTTTGAGAAGAATCCTAATGCCTCGCATTACAACGGAAGGATTTTTCTGCTCCGGCACTATAAAAGCGGAGACTATGCGACATTGACGATGCCCGGATGCGATTTCGGATATTTCTACAAAGGCGAATACGCCAAGCGAAATTTGCAGGAATTGACCTACGACGCCTGGGAGCCAGTGACGTTCAAAGTAAAAGAACAGGAAGCGGAGCTGTCAAGGAACCCTCGTAATCAGTTATGTATACGCCATCGGCGCACCTAGACAATGTGTCGGTGTTTTTTAGGTTTTCAAACATGAAAAATGAATACTGGATTATCGGAATAATTCTGGCTGCAATGTGTTTAATTTTCTACTCTCAAATTAACGATTCCATTAGTAGCCATCGAAGTTTCAAAGTCAACATGAAACAGATCGAGGTGATCAATGATTCCAATCGCAGGTTAAGTGAACTAGTTAATGAAATATCAAAAGGAGCTGTAAATTCTGCCGAAATGATTAAAGCAATCTGCCAGCAAAATGAGGAAATACGCCAGAACAATGACAAGCTGACCAAACAAAACCGATTACTAGTTTCAACGGCTAATGCTCTGACTGAAGAAAACGAGTATTTAAGGAAGGTTTTAAAACAGCACGACATAGAACTGGACCTAAAGGATAAACAGCAATGAGCCCTCTTCGGAGGGCCTTTTTATTGGGTGACAACATGAAAGATCGACCGGTGTCTGATCTTAGGTACACAATAACCTGGAGGAATCCATATAAACCGAGACCTGCAGGCCTTCCGAAGATTTTATGCAGCAGTCCTTTTGAGGAAGAGTTAACACTTCCTTTGATTATGGCCGCCAACTGGGGCCTTAGCGCGTGGGCCATTGGCATCTACTTCGAACATCCAAAACCAAAAAGGAAGATGGACGAAGAGAAACGAGCGGCCATGAGAAAAAAGAGGATGCACACGAGAATTGAAAAGACTGCTCCACTGTTTGCAGATGAATTTGAGAAGAAAGAACTCGAGAAGCGGGCTGATTATTTTGCCGGGAAGTCCCAGGTTGATGAAGCTGAACTCAACCAGAGAATGGATGAATTCTCTGGCCTGATGACACCGGGAGAGGCTATTAAGTACATGCTGAAACTTGGCGTCCCTACCGAGCTTTCTGACGAGGATAAAAAACTCGTCGAAGAGGTCAAGCGATTCCGTGCAAATGAAATGAAATTTTCTTCCGAAGAATTCAGGCTTAGGTGCCAAAAGAGAGCTGCTGAGAAAGCAGAGCGGGAACGAAAAGCGCTTGAGGCTTTAATGGACATCCGGAACGAGCCTCTTTTTGCCGGACTTTAAAAATGACAGATATTAGTTATATTGACCGCTGGATGAATTACCCGGGAGATTCAATTCCCGAACACCGGATTGTTATGTCCATCACGCGGTCAGATAAGTTTGAAGACCTCGTAGACATAACGTATTACTCAGTGCTTGTGCCAATCCCAACATCGTCATATACAACCCATTTCTTCCGCTTCTTGCCGGACAAATTTGATGAATATCCACCGGCGCCGGATGAAAGGTATTGGAAAGACAGAGACAACCAAACTCCTACGCTATTTGACGATATCGAGAGCGAGTACCTTCCTGAGGAGCGATGGTTCGGTTATCCGGAGTTCAAGCCGCAGCAGGATCAAATCTGCATATTCAGGTACATAGACGAGGGCTTCAATTTTTATGACGTTGATTTCTACGAAGGGAGAACTTGGCGTCTTCGGGAGAAGACAATTTTCGCCTTTATGCCAATAGCTTCTCCGGAAGGATTTCACCGGCGCCGGTAATAAAACTTATTCCGAGAGTTGTACGAAATGACCGTACACACAACCAAACGAATTAAAAACAGACAACTGGAGACCAAGATGAGATTCAGCAATAAAACGATTGAACAGTTGGCCAATCAAACAATCAATGGTGAGAACAACATTGAGTTAGAAATTGACACTAACCTCGAATTAGGAGAACCCGAGGCGGTAGACCACATCGGCGTTGAAGTGGATGCCTACTCCGACCT